TTTAGATAATGTCCTACCATTACCAGATTTATTAAAAGTTTAAAGGGTGTCAAGTTAGCTACATTATCTAAACTTTCACCCGGTATGAAACTAACACAACATCAGGGCTGGGAAAATCACAGTAATCATGTTATCAGATGTCACTATGGTTTATTGGTACCAAAAGGATGTTATATATCTGTGAGTAATAAGAATAATCCACCTCTGTATGATTCAAGAGATAAAATAAAAAAGTTTCCATATGATATATATCATTATAATGATGTCGGAAATGTTGATGAGCAAATAAAATTCCATCGGCAATTTGAGTGGCTAATATTTGACGATTCAAAAGTTCACTATGCTGAGAATATGAGCAAAATGGATAGAATAGTTTTAATAGTTGATATTGAAAGACCTAAACATATTAAAAAAGGAAAGTCCAACATAAGAGATTCAAAAGAATTATATGAAATTGTTGATTATTTTAGAAAAACCCAATCGACAACTCAATAAAAATAAGTATTGACATTAGTTTTAACTGTTTGTTCAACTATGCATTTTATACATGTACACACAATATCCCAATCTTTTAACATATGTGCTCTCACATTATAATCATTTTGCGTATTGATATATGAAATTGTTAACTCATCACCTTTCTCTACATCACAAATAGTGTAAAAAACAAGTTTATTTTTCACGCGTTTATATTTTACATTTGGACAGCATGAATGATTCAAATATGATCCATAGTAAACTAAACATGATAAATCATCTGTAAATTCAAATCTATTAGTATGATATTTTTTTTCCAAAAGATCTAGATATGCATCAATATTATCTTTAGTGATTCTAATTTGTTTTTGTATTTCAGGTGCCAGGTGCATAACTTTGGGTACAATATCTATACTTTTTTTAATAGCTTTTGAAAAAGGTTCTTTTCTTGCCTTGTGTATAAAAAATGGTTGTTCTTGAATAATGATTGTATTTTTGGGGATAAACTGGGTTGCAATACATTCTCTTCCATGTATTCCATATCTTATACGAACAATAGACTTATCCATGGTTTGTAATATAGCATAATATTATGGTAACATCTGTCAATAAAATAATCAAAATTTATTATTGTACAAACATTTGTGACATTTCTTTCATGGCTTCCAATGCTTCATCTGTATCATTTGTCAATTCTACCGGTTTTTTGTATTCTAATTCCTTAATGTCTTTATTAAGATGATCAACAAGCTTTTCATATTTAACATCTTGATGTAATGTTTCATGTTCCTGAAGTCTAAATCTTACCTTATTATTATCTACTTCATGAACTCCAATAATGATGACATAATTATAGTGTAATAGCTCAGAATTTCTGATTTTATATTGGAGAGTATTAGCAGAATTATCAATGTCTAAATATTTAACCTCTGGACAATTCTCTAATATCAGATTTTTTACTTTTTCACAATATGACATAATTTCTGGTTTGTCAGATAGTGGCAAAATACAAATTTGTCTTGGTGATAACCAAAATGGAAATTTGCCCTGATAGTGTTCAATTAGAATACCCATCATTCTTTCAATTGATCCTAAAATAGCTCTATGGATAATAACTGGTCTAACCTTTGTGGCACTTGCATCAGTATATGTTAAATCAAATCTCTCTGGAAGCTGGAAATCAAGTTGAATGGTACCGCATTGATGCTTTCTTTTTTGTGCATCACATACCATAACATCAATTTTGGGTCCATAAAATGCTCCGTCCTTATCATTGATTGTATATTCCAGTCCTTGTGCCACCAATGCAGTTACCAAATCTTTTTCAGCTTGATTCCATAAATCCAGATCACCCATAAATTTATCTGGTCTAGTTGAAAGTGTTAGCTCATAATCAAAACCAAATTTTTTATATGCACATTTCAAAAAGTTTAAACAATTTGATATTTCATCAATAATTTGATCTGGTCTGCAAAAAATATGTGCATCATCTTGAGAAAACTTGCGCAACCTAGTTAATCCTCTTAATGCACCACTTGCTTCATTCCTATGTAATGAAGCAAAATCAGCAAATCTGATTGGTAAATCTCTATAGGATCTAAGAGTGTGGCCAAACATTAGACAATGAAATGGGCATGACATGGGTTTCAAACAAAAATGACAATCATCTAATTCATATTCACCTGATTTATCTGTCTTTTCATCATCTCCTATTTGAATTGAAAACATATTTTTGGCATAATGTTCCCAATGTCCTGATTGTTTCCATAATGATACATTTCCAAGTTGAGGCGTTATGACTTCATCAAAACCTCTCTTAATATATTCTTTTTGAAAATATTGTTCAAGTGTTCTCCAAATTCGTGCACCATGTGGTAAAAAGAAAATACTTCCAGCAGATGACTTGTGCGTCATAAAAAGATTCAGTTTTTCACCTAATTCTTGATGTGATAAGGAAGTTGACATTTTTGTTAATTCAATTGACAAACATTGGTAACAATGAAATGAATAATCAATTTTTTGCAATAAATACAAATTTATGATTGCAAATTTAAAGAAGGTCTTAAGGTAAACATCATTTTATTATAAACCAAATGTTATGTCTTATTGATTTTTGTTGGAAAGACATGTGTGCCGATCACATGGAACAATAAAATAATCAATAAAATAAATCATTATGATAAACAATAGGAACTAATATTTGTTCTTATTGTTTTTTTATTTATTTATTTTATTGGTTTATGTGATTGGATACTAATGATCATAAAATAAGTAAAATAAATGACAATGCTAAACTATATGATGGAATAAAAATTCTTAATGTCCAACATACAATTATTACATTGTTAATTATTTTATTGATTATATGATAGTAAACACATATACTTTTTTTAAAATCAATAGTCTACATTACAAAAAATTGATTATATTATATTTCTGTATTGGCTAAATCAAATTCAAAGTAGTATATCATGCTCCGACTTGCAAAAGTTCAAAAGGCCCTATTCAATCATCCCATTTATTCAAGCATTAAGACCCGTGATCAGATGAGTCTATTTATGTCTCGTCATGTTTTTGCTGTTTGGGATTTCATGACACTTCTCAAGTCATTGCAACATCATGTTTCATGTGATTCTATCATCTGGTCTCCACCCAAAAACAGTTTTGCTACAAATTTTATTCAGGGCATAGTAATTGGTGAAGAGTGTGACAAAATTGATGAAACATTATGTCTATCACATTTTGAACTTTATTTGAAAGCAATGAAAGAAATGAATGCAGATACTACACAAATAACAAAATTTGTTGATTCTGCTAAAGTAATTGCTGATTCGGATCAATCCGATTCTGAGAAATATCACATGCTGATAAAAAGTTTTGAACGTGTAAGGGTTCCCCAATATGTGAAGGGATTTGTTGGACAAACATTGCAAAGATCACTATTGATGTCTGGCAATGATGTCCACAAAATCGCAGCTTATTTTTACTATGGACGAGAGGATCCAATTCCTAAGATGTTTCAAAACTTTTTGAACAATATGGACAGAGATGAATCATGTTATCAATACATGAGATTTTATTTGCAAAGACATGTAGATGTTGATGGATCAGATCATGGTCCCAGTTCACTTAAACTGTTGGATCAATTATCTGATGGTTCTAGGAGGAAACACAAGGAAATTGTGAGAGAAGGAATTATGGCAGTAAAGATGCGGCATCGGTTTTGGAATGGGATTTACAGGGAACTGATGTTTTGAGTAAATGTTCGACCAAATAATTTTTATTTATCAAAAATATAACAATAAGATACTATATGCTACTAAGCTTGACATCTGATAATTCTCAAGATTATTTCACTTCTATTTATGTGTTGGACAAATTAATCATGTGAACTTTATAATCACAAAATATATTGCCATATATATTTATAATGATGGATAACGAAATAACAATAATAGAAATTACTGCTGATGCAATCTACTTGGTTATTGTTGGTGATAAAAAATCAATTGATGATATTGCTATTGCACTTAATAATACTGCAAAAAGTGTGACATATGTTACGACACGTTTAGATACACCAATCGCTATAAAATGTAATGAATTGGCTGAATCATTACATAAAGAAATTCTGATAGATGTTGGAATTGAAATTGCCCAATGTTATACTTATGCAGAAGGTTATGATAATAAGAATTATATGATACTATCTTTAGAAAATCTTGGGGATACAATGACTTTATCATATCCTAAAATAACATTGAGCGATGATGGTGACGCTGAAAAGACAATATTTGACTGGACAAAAAAGAGATTAGGTAGAGTCCCTAAAAGTATAAAAAAAAGTTTACGACCTATAACACTTGTTGGAGATCAGGATGAAATATTAGTTTTTTCAACTAAATACAAATGTACATAAAATAAAATCAGTGCATCCATTCACGTTGTCCTGGTGTAGCCTTCTCTCGAGATCTCCTATGCTGACCCTTTCCCCGACGCACTGCAACTGATGCAGGTGCAACTGATGCAGGTACAACTGATGCAGGTACAACTGATGCAGGTACAATGACAGTTTTATCAAATCGTGCCTCTACATCTGCCCTTGGTATCTCCAAAAAGTTTGTGATAAATTTGACAGCTGCATCGCGTGACTCATGCAACCTTGTCATAACACTATTGAAAAATGTTCCATTAATAATACCACTTCCGATCAACCCACTGCAAACAAGTTTGAATGCTTCAATTCGTTCATCTGTTTTACAAATGTCACATGCTTTGATGATAAGTGATTGGATAACACCGTCAAATGCATCCTTTGGCACTTTTTCCAGCATGTATCTTGACAAATCACGTGCAAACTTGTCAACACATACCGGAACATATGAACCATTCGTACTTTGACTTGCAGAAGAATTCAACAAAATCAGATTTTTGAAAAATCCCATATCATCAACATACTTGTCATTAACTTCGAACTCTTCTGGATCTAGACTTACAACAGGCAAACTAGACACTCTCGCTTCAGATGGTGACAAAAGACAATTGATCTTGTCCATCTCACACTTGACGCCACCAAATCGCGCACTCAAAATGTCTGATAGTGCAAACTTAACTGCTGTTCCACAGCTTCCCACATGAGCTTGGAGCTTGTCTAAAATCTCTTGATTTGGCATGTGCTTTGTGTGTGCCAAACATGTCACAATATAATCCATCTTGTCCATTTTGCTGACATCCCCACTCTCAAGTTCATCAAAGCACTTGAGAATGTAATCAACCACCTGATCAGATGTACCAATCTCGCCGATGAGACTACCAAGTACGACTGGTGCATGTCGCTCATGCAATCGAGATGTGTCAAATGAAATCACACTATCGTACAACATACTCGTAAATCTAGGCATGAACCTAGCACCGGGCCATGGATACTTCTCAAAGTACTCCACAAACTCGCCGGTCTCCACAAACGCAGAGACACCCGTACTATGACCTCCCTCAGCAATCTTTTGAACACCCAATACCATTGTACCCTTTTCAGATCCATCGTTTGGACCCCTCTCAATTGCCTTTTTCACAAGTTCAATCGTTGAATGAATTGTTGCATAGAAACCACTTATCTTAGCACTTCGATTTGTTGCAAGACAAATGCCGATCAGTTCTCCAATAAAATCCATTGGTGCTGCACTGAGCAACCACGTAATCTTGGTTCGTAATACGTGCAAGTTGG